TTTCTTAGACGCGGTTAACCCAATTTTGGATGGTATTAGAAGAGATAGAGGGTTATATGATTTCAGAGTAACCGTTTCTTCTTCACCTGAAGATTTAGATAGAAACCAATTAGTAGGTAAAATTTATATTAAACCGACTAAAGCTCTTGAATTTATAGATATTGAATTCTTGATAACTCCAACCGGAGCTTCATTTGAAAATATCTAATATTTATCACGAAGTGGGGTTAATTTTGTAACAAAAAAATTCATAACTTTGTTACAATTTAAAACCCCACTTTTTTTAAAAAAATTATGAAAAGGAAACTATTCGAAGGATTCAAAGACCAAACACCCGATCTAAGATATTACGCATTTGATTGGGATGATAATATTGCTTACATGCCAACTAAAATATTGGTTAAAAACAAGGAAGGAAAAGAAATTGGTATGTCAACCGAGGATTTTGCAAAATATAGGTCTATCATCGGAAAAGAAAATTTTTTTTATAAAGGTGATGAAATAGTTGGCTTTTCAGAAAATCCTTTCGGTCAATTTAGGGTAGAAGGTGACAAAAGGTTTATAATAGACGCGATGTTAGCTGAACCCGGACCTTCGTGGGATGATTTTGTGGAATGTATCAATAACGGATCTATTTTTTCTATTATTACTGCCAGAGGACACACACCTACGGTACTCAAAGAAGCGGTTTATAATTATATTGTATCAAACACAAATGGTATTGATAAAAATGAATTGGTTAAAAACCTTAAGAAATACAGGGAATTTATGGGTGAGGAAAATTTGTCTGATATGGAATTAATAAATTCTTATTTAGATTTATGTCAATTCTATCCGGTGAGTTTCGGAAAAGGAAGTGAGGCCAACCCTGAAGAAGAAAAAGTAAAAGCACTTAAAAAATTTGTTAATTACGTGACAGAATTATCACATGAGTTAAATAAAAAGGCCTATATTAAAAATGATGTTAAGAATTTCTTTTTACCATTTATAGGATTTTCAGATGATGATTTGAAGAATATTGAAAAAACTAGTGAAGATGAATTTTTAAGTAAGCGTGTTAAATTTAAGTATACTGGAGATAATTAATAATAAATTTTTTCAAAAATAAAGTAAATAGAAAAAATTTTGTATTTGGATATATTTATAATAAACTAAAAAAAATTAAAACTAAATATTATGGCTGATTTGCTAATGAAAATGCCGATTCCTTACGAACCGAAAAGGCAGAACCGATTTATCTTGAGATTTCCTAGCCCTTTGGGTATTAATGAGTGGTTTGTTTCTTCTGCAAGTAGACCAAAAATAAAAATTAACCCGGTTAATATTAAATTTTTAAACACAGAGACATACGTTGCAGGTCAGTTCAATTGGGAAACTATTTCTGTTAAATTTAGAGATCCCATTGGGCCATCTGCGGCTCAGGCACTTATGGAGTGGGTTCGTCTTTGTGCGGAATCTGTAACAGGTCGTATGGGTTATGCCGTTGGATATAAAAGAAATGTAGATTTGGAAATGCTCGACCCAACGGGAGTAGTTGTAGAAAAATGGATTCTTGAGGGAACTTTTTTAACTGATGTTAACTTCGGTGATTTGAGTTATGATGGTGACAAGTTGGTTGAAATATCTGCCACTTTAAGAATGGATAGATGTATATTAGTTTATTAATATAAACTTTACTTATATATTTATAATATTAATTTTAACGTAGGGACAAAACCCTACGTTTTTATTTATGGAAGAATCAATTAAATATGGACAAGAAAATTTTAGTTTACCACATGATGTTGTGAAATTACCAAGTGGAGGTGTTTATTATAAATCAAAGAAAAAAGCTATAAAAGTAGGATATTTAACCGCCGCTGATGAAAATATTTTAATGGGGGGTTCATATACAAAAGAAGGGGTTATTATGACTTTACTCAGAAACAAAATTTACGAACCTGATCTCAGACCCGATGAACTTTTGGAAGGAGATTTGCAAGCAATTTTAATATTCCTCAGAAATAGTTCTTTTGGACCAGAATATACATTTAAATTAAAAGATCCTGAAACAAATAGAGAATTTGAACATGTTTTATTAATGGATCAAATAAATTTTAAAATCCCTAAAGAAACACCTGATGATGAAGGTTTATTCACAACAAAACTACCTAAATCAGGATTAACGGTTAAAATAAAACCATTATCTTATGGTGAAACAGAAGAGGTTGAAAGAATGGCTCAGAATTATCCCCCAAATAGAGTCCCACCTAAACTGACTTGGAGATTAAGTAAAATGGTTGTAGAAATAAATGGTAATAGAGATTCAGGATCGATTATTCAAACCATAGAAACATTGCCAATTATGGATTCAAAACATATAAGAAATTTTATATATGAAAATGAACCAGGTTTAGATTTGAGAAGAACAATTATAGCCCCATCCGGAAAAGAGATACCTTTTGAGATATCTTTTGGGGCTGAATTTTTTCGCCCTTTCTTCTGATTATAGAGAATTACAATCTTTAGAATTTTATGTTTGTACAAAACATCTGAATATATCGTATTCAGATTTTTTGATATTACCGATATATCTCAGAAAATATTTGATTGATAGGTTAATGTCAGAAAATACCAAACAATAATTTTTAATATAAGATATTTATTTTAAAATAAGTTATGCTAAGTACAGGTCCTGCTTCGTTAAATCCAAAAACCAAGTTTCCAGAAAACCCATTCGGTCAAGTATTCACTGATTTTCTTGATGTCTTTACGTCACAGGCAACTGGATTATCTAATGTCTTCGATAAAGTGGCGGGTTACGAAAATGCAATCACAAAATTATCGGTATCTTTCGGAGGGGGTAGAGCGTTTGCACAAGAATTAAGGGAGTCAATTGTAAATGCGTCCGTAAATGTTAGGGCCATGGGAGGTGATTTCGAAGATATGAAGGAAATCATTGAAGGTACGAATAAGGCGATGGGTAGTACAGGAATAATTTCTTCTCAAGGGATGGAGAGTTTGTACGCATCTTTATCATTAGTTTCAGAAGGGGTTGATATTACCGCTGAGAACGCTAAATCAATGGTTGAGACATTCACAAAGGCCGGAGTATCTATTTATGATATTGGAAGTAAGGTAACCACAATATTCAATGAAGCTAAAGTGGCTGGTGTTAATGCTAAACTTGTTTACGATGAAGTTTCTAAAAATCTCAATCAATTAAATTTATTTAATTTCAAAAATGGTGTTGAGGGAATGGCACAAATGGCAGCCAGTGCTCAACAACTTAGAATTAATATGTCAGATTCCCTTAAATTTGCTGACTCATTATATGATCCTGAAAAAGCCGTTGAGATGGCGAGCGTATTCCAAAGATACGGAATGGGTTCTTTAACTAATGTTTATGAACTGCAAGATATGGCAAGAAGTGATCCAAAAAAACTTCAAGAAATGTTAGCTAATGAGTTTTCTAGGTTTGTTGAAGTTAATGAAGAAACAGGTGAAAGAACGATAAACGCCTACGGTCAAGAAATTATAAGGGCTTTACAGAAAGAAAATATTGGAATTAGTGCCGACTATATTATGCAGTCCGGTTTAGCTAAGGCGGAAATGGTGGATAAAAGAGAAAAAATCGCATTACCAGAATGGGCTCAAGATGAAAAATTGAGGGATTTATTGTACTCTCAAGCCAAAATGGGAAAAGGTGGAGAATATGTTATTAGTTTAGGTGGAATGGAAAGAGAAATTTCATCACTTACTCAAGAAGAAAGTGAAAGATTGAAAATTCAATTACAAGACCAAGGTACAAAATCTGAGAATGAAGTAGAACTACAAAGGAGTGGGGTTCATGCAATGCAACAATTACATCAAACGATGGCAGGATTTTCACAATTGATACCTGAAATGATTGCAGCAAATTCAAAATTGTCTAATTCTTTGGATTTCATGGGTAAAGAATTTTTGAAAACTTTGAAAGGTACAACGATAAAAGATCTTTTTGGTCTAGAAGAAAAAAGATCAAAAGGAGGGGTAATGAGATACGAAACAAACCCATTCATGACAAAAACAGCATCAGTGTCTGAAAATCTTCTCGGTGATTTATTTAAAGGGGTAGAAGGAATGTTTACTAAATTCCAAGCGTCTGTTGCGGCTGGAACCCCAATGAGTGCTCTTCAGATAGCAACAGAATTGGGGGCTGTTATAACGAATAGTATAGGAAAAGTGGTAGGTCAAGTAGCACCTAGTATTGGTGGAACGGGTGTTATGGGTGCAGTTAATTCTGCTTTAGCTCCCTTTCTTAGTACTTTTGCAAATTATACAAATGACCCAAATGCTGCAGCTATAAATCCATTTTTGAGAAATAATCCCGCTTTGTTAACTCCAGCCCCTGTTGCAACTGTAGGCGGTTCACCCATAAGTACTGTAGGAAGTTCTCCTGTAATGACGGGAACTATAAGTATAAAAGCTCCTGATCCACTAAAGCTTGAAGTTACGGTGAACGGAGAAAAAGGTAGATTTTCTGAATTATTTGAAGAACCATATAAAAGTCAATTTACCAAAATGATTTCTGAAGGTGCGAGTCAAATGGGTCAAAAAATGTTTTTTTCACAAAATACTCAATAACCATATTTATTGTAAAATAGTTAATGCCAAGTAGTTTAACATTTGATTCAACATCATCATTTAGGAATAAATTGATGACGAAAAATCTCAAACCATATACTGTCCCTGGGGCTTACACGCCCCCTGTTGGTGATAGAAACTATGAAACATTTTTGAGTGATTATTCGGTAATTGACTCCCCTGATGAATTTATATCTGAAGATCCATTTGCTGATAGATTATATCCGTTGAATGCTTATGGACCTGAAGGAGGATTTTTGAAAATAATAGATGCGGGAGGACTAGCTAATACTAAAAGTAATTTAGGACCTTATGATTACTCAGATAATAAATTGCCGCAATTAAGTGAAAATATCCAAAGAGATATACCAACCAAAAATAAATTCGCCCCACAACAAACAATACAACTTATAAGAATTGGAAATATCCAATCTGTTCCTACTTTCAAACAATACACAGATCCATTAAGTTTTGTCCCATCGAGTTATTCACCTTATCAGATTCTTTTACAAGATAATCCAACAGGGGATAACGGATCATTATCTCAAGATTCTTTTATTGCTCAATTAGGTTCCAAAGTTTTAAAAAAAGAATTTCAAGAAAGAATTGGAAGAGAACTTATTCAGAACACGGTAGGAAGAGTAAACCTACCTAATGCTATTGGAGATCCGGTTCAGGCGATACAACTTTTACAAGGTAAAAGACCTTTAGTCGAAAGGGATTGGGTTATTACAAGACCAAGTAATATTGTTTTAAAAGCTGCAGATTTTGCGGCAAGATTAGGAGGGTTTTATTTTCCCGGGTCAGTTATACCAGGAGATTACTTCACACAACCGCAAAATAATTTAAGTTTATTCGGTCAAATTGCTCAAGCTTTCAATGGAGGAAATGATCCAAGAGTTAGAACAGATGATCAGGGAAATCAAAGAACCACAGGTGTAGGAAAACTCTTCGGTAGATTTTTTACTCAAGATTCTCCGTCACAAATTTTCATTAATAATACTGGTGGAGGACAAAAGTCACAATTATATTTTAATTTAAATTTAAATAGATATTCCCCTGATTATGAAAGGTCAATAGTGGGAGAAGTTATAGATACCGCAAGAAAAGCTATAAATAGTAT